TGCCGTATGATGACCTACGAAGAGTTTTCTGCAAGGGTGCAGGAGTATGACAGGCAGATACGCGACCTGAAGAACGAGCAGGGCACCCTCTGCCTGGAGCGTGACAACAGGAGGGCAAACGAGGTGCTGAAGCTGAAGGCGCAGCACCGCGAGGCTTATGACAGGGCGTGGGTATCATGCAAGGAGGATATCTATGCCATCAAGACGAAGTACACCGCCATGCGCCAGCGTCTCACGGCAGAGAGGGAGAAGTTCATCTTCGAGTACAAGCAGGCTCAGGCTGAGCAGGAAGGGGGTGCGAAATGATACTGGCGCGTGTAACCTACATCAAGAGCAAGATGCCTAAGTTCTACGAGAAGACGGTGGAGAAGATGCAGCGTGCTGACGGTGTGGCGTTCCTCAGTCTGCAGGACGTGGAGGACTTCGTGGTGAGCCTCCGTCGCCAGCTGTTTGCAGACAAGCCGAACGGTCATGCTGCACACATCAAGTTCTCGCCTGCCTCAGTAAGGAAGAATGACGACGGCTTTATATACATCTGCAGTGGCAGGGTTGACGAGGACGTGGCGCGCATCTACCTCTATCCTGTGAGGGAGATAGTGACCTTCTCACAGTTGAAATCAATGGACTTAAATATACAAGTGAAAAAAGGAGGTGAGCTATGAATACCAAGACCGTAAACGTAGAGATAGGCAGATACAGCGTGGACCTTACGGAGGAGAAGCTTCGCGGACTCTACCAGATAAGCGAATACGCAAGGCTCAACGACATGGAGAGATGCCTGTCACGCCTGATGGATGTCCTTGTCAAGGCTGACGAGAGTGATGCCATCGACGAGGATATATGTCCCTGGCTCGCCATGCTGGTGGACATGAAAGACCACTACAGGAAAATCGAATCACTCGGTATAACAAAAGCTGGAGAGGAGGTGGACAATGGCTCAGAATAGCAAAAAATCGGCACAGAACTTAGACAGGGAGTACAAGAAAATGGTGCTTGACGCTTACTTCATGGCTCAGGACTGTGGCAGGTTCACCTCGCAGGACATCTGCGACAACCTGCGCGACACGGTATCGCTGGAGCCCGACGAGGTGACACGGTTCATGTTCGGCAAAGGATACGTGCTCTCACGTATGCAGGACCGTATGGTGTGGACCGACCCCAATATGCCGAAGCAATTAGAATAAGTAAGTAGGTCCTCGGAAAGGACTCGTGTCTGAATAGGTGAGAAGGAGGCGACTGGCTGAAAGGCTGGCCGCCTCTGTTTTTTGTGTATTTTCAAAGAAATCGGAAACTATCTACCTTTGCGGAAAAAAGAAAAAGCATGGCACAGATAGTCAGTCAACCAGGCTCCATAGTGTTCACATCAGATATAGACGACATCGTCATCAGCAGCAGCGAAGAGAAGGGTGCTCTGACTGTTGCGCTGACCACTCCTGCAGGTGATGACATCACGGTACTGGAGGAAACTCTTTACACCGACGGCAACGGGCAGCTGACGGTGTATGACCTGGCAACGCTTCTCGAACCTTTCGCCAGAGAATACGGACGGCTCACGATGGGGTGCAGCTTTGACGATGGTGTGGCGGTAGCCTCCATAGAACCTGTTACCATTCTCTACTGCAAGGCTGACGTGGGCATGACGGCGGAGCAGTTCCTGCAGGCGCACTTCCTCACGGTACTGGACGGCGAGAAGATTACAGCATACACAAGGGAAGAGAGACTGTATGCCTACGGTGCCGTGTCGGTGAACGTGTCGGCAACGGTGGTGCTGCCTGTCGGTACAATCGCAGAGAAGACAGCCGTGCTGCTGCCCGTGGCCACGGTTAACGACGTGGCACAGTTCAACGTGTCTCCTAAGAAAATAATAGAGGCGATAGACCTCGTTGGCGGAAAGCTGCTGACCTACACCGTCAGCGCAGGGAGCAGGAAACAGGATTTCCGTATGCAGGAGGAGCAGCTGCTGCCGGAGCCTTCGCTGGTGTTCGTCAACAGTTTCGGATGTGAGGAGTTCATCCATTGCTCAGGAACACTGAAGAGGGAAGGCAAGTTCACACGCTACTCTACACGCATCAGGACAAAGCAGAAGAACTACCGAGTGACGGAGGAACGCAAGTACACTGCCAACACTGGGTGGATGAACGATGCTATGGCCGACTGGGCTGAAGAACTATTCCGCTCCGACGAGGTGTATCTGTGGGAGAACGGCAGGAGAGGAAGGGAGATAGTGCTCAGCGACTCGAAGAGCGAGATAAACAATGAAGATGACTTCATGACGGCATTCGAGTTCTCCTACACCTACGCACAGCGCCTGCACAACGTAATGAGGAAGAAGACTGCCGTGCGCATATTCTCCGAGCAGTTTGAAGATATCTATAATTAGTATAAAGAATAATGAGTAAAGTAAAGAGCGCGCTGCACCTGAAGGACGCACAGCTGTTCCTCGATGCAAGCATCAAGACCAAGGAGCCCGTCACGCTGATGGCTCTGAAGAAAGACGGCAGCCGTCTGGAACTGAACGGATGGATAGTCACCAGCAGCTACTGGCTGAAGGGCACGCACGACTTCCGCAACCCCGTGAACGGACAGATAAGAAAGGTGAAAGACCTCCTCATATTCGAGATAAACGGACACCCTGTGTATATATAAACAACAAGTATAAAGTATAAAGATATGACGGAACGATACTCGTTTGACGTAACAAGAGACTACCGAGGAGCGGCTGATGCCGTGACGACCGGCAATATGTTCAGCACACCCGAAAGCAACAACATCATCACCGTCAGGGCTGATGACGGCAACACCTACGAAGTGGTGGCATGGGGAGACGACAACCAGCTGCCCTACAAGCTGAAGGAGATGGTGGAGAAGAATTCCGTGATGAGCCAGGACAAGTTCTTCAACGTCCTCACCTGCTACGGCAGAGGGCTGGAGTATATGGACCTTGCCACAAGGAGCGAGAAGAAACCTCTTCCCACACGAGACAAGGAGGTGGTGCGTTTCCTCATGCGCAACAACATGAAGCGCTTCTTTGCAGAGCAGGTAACCGACCTGAAGTATTACTTCTTCAGCGTATGCGTGGTGGTGCTTACCCGCGACAGGAAGAAGATTGTGCGCCTCGTACACAAGGATGCCTGCCACGTGCGCTTTCAGAAGGCGGACGAGTTTGGCAGGGTGAAGCACATATTCTTTGCTGACTGGAAGGACAACGACGCTCCCGAGCATGTGGAGGTAGTGCCGCTGCTCGACGAGTACGCTCCGCTGGACGACCTATTGGCGCGTACCGACAAGGAGAAAGACACCTTGGGGCAATTCAAGGTGATGCCTGCAAGGTTCACCAAGTTCGCCATCGTCTGCCGTTTGCCTACTGCAGGATGCCACTACTACCCCATCCCCTATTGGAGCGCTACACTCCGAGACGGCTGGTACGATATCTACGGATATCTGACAGCAGCCAAGAGGGCAAAGCTGAAGAACGGGCAGACAATACGCTACCACATAGAGATAAACACCGAGTTCTGGGAGAACCGCGCAAGGGAAAATGGAATATCTCTCAACACTAAGGCGTTCACGGATATGAAAAACGAGTTCATACAGGAGCTCAAAGACTATCTCGGAGGTTCGGAGAATTCCGACAAACTCTTCTGGAGCGAGTTCAGCAGCACCATCGACGGCAAGGAACGGCACAACATCAAGATTAACACCGTCGATACCACCAAGGCTGGCAACGAGTATAACGACGACGTGGCAGAGGCAAGCAATGTCCTCGCCTACTCGGACAACGTGCACCCTAACCTCGCTGGTGCTACTCCAGGAAAGAGCCAGATGAACAACAGCGGCTCAGACAAGCGCGAGCTCTTCACCATGAAGCAGGCACTGGAGACCATGCCCCACGACATGATGATGTCAGTGCACAACACCATCATCTATTTCAATGAGTGGCAGGACAAGGTTTATCCTGACATACCCATGATAATGCTTACAACCCTTGACAAGAAAACTGATGCCAAGGAAGTTTCAACCAACAATCCCCAAGACAACAATGGAAATTCTTAAAGAGATAACCAAGGAGGTGTTCGAGAGATACGTTCCGGCAGCCAAGATGCCTGAGCGAAACACCAGCGTATATGGGCGTATGACGGCGATGCTGGAGGAGTCTTACAGCGTTCTGATAGCGGAACTGGTGTCACCAGCGTTTGAAGGTGCCATCGCCTCAGGGACGGAGCTGAAGGACAAATGCCTGCGAGTGGTATGCAACGATGCCTTCCTGCGCACGGCACGTTCCCTCGACCTCGTACTGACAGCTACAGGCTTCGGCATAGTGTCAACAGAGAGTACAGCACCTGCAAGCCGTGCGCGCGTGGATGCACTCATCGAGCAGATAACAATCAATAAGCTCTTCACCATCGGAGACATCATAGCCCTGCTTACTCAGACAGAGGGCTGGGGGGCAACGGCACAGGCAAGCAAGGCTATCCCTAACCTCTTCTACCGACTGCAGCACCTTCGGGAACTTACCAGCCTGACCACTACCACGCAGAACTGGCAACTCGCCATAGGACGTGCCGCCACAGCAGATATCCTGTTGCGCAGCGAGATAAGCGAAGAGTACATGGAAGAGCTGCTGCAGAAGGAGAGGACGGCAACGCTGGAGAATGCCGACATCATCATTGTCAGGATGTGCCGCGAGTTCATGGGCAACTACATATCATTCTTTGACGAGGCACCAAACAAGCCGGCTATACAGCGCATAGTAGAGCAAATGGAGACCTACAGCTCCTCATATCCTACATATCAGAATTCAAGACTTTACCATAAACGACATGGAGAGAGATACCACAACCAGAAAGAAGACCCCACTTTCTTTTTTATGTAGGAAAGTGTCTGTGACGGTTCCAAAAGACTGGAGAGAACTTTCGCAAGAGCAGCTGCGCTATATCTTCAGGCTGTTTTGGCTCTATAGAGAGGCTCCAGACTGGGATTACCGCATTAAGATTGCTGCACTGCTGCACTTCAGCAGCATAGAGGTGGTAAGGCGTACAGAGCAGGGATGGCTATGCCGGAAGACGGACACGAAGGAAAACTTCGTCCTGGACCCTGGGCTGCTGCCTTCACTGGTGGAGCCGCTCAAATGGCTTGCCGATGCAGACCACCTGTCTGTGCACATCGAGACAGTCGGCAAGTATAAGGCTGTGGACTTCCAGCTGCAGCAACTGCCTTTCGGGGAATATCTGCAGGCGGAAAACTGGTACCAGTCTTTCCTGCTCTCCCATCAGGAAGAGTGCCTGGTTAAGCTCGGCACTATACTATATGGAATGAAAGACGGTAAAGGCGTAGAGGAACTGAAGGAGGAAGTGCTGACAGGCACGTTCATGTGGTTTAACGCGGCAAAACAGGTACTGGCGCAGCAGTTTCCTAATTTTCTCAAACCTGCTGCAGGGGAGGCAGAAGTCACCAGAGAGAAACTTATCGACTCCATGCGGGCACAGATAAGACTACTGACCAAAGGGGACGTCACAAAGCAGAAATACATTCTGGAGAATACTGACACATGGACGGCACTTGCCGAGCTGGACGCTCTGGCACGCGAGGCTGAAGATATACAGAAGAAATATGGAAAGAAATAATTTCGATGCCATAGCCTACTTCAAGACTATGACGGAACATAACAAACTGGCGCAGAAAGAAGGCTTTATCCCTGTCATCATCAGCAATACGGATAACCTCGAGGGATTATTCGAGGAGTACCGCGACAACGACCGCTTCGTCGCCATCACGGACACCAACAGCGGTAATCTGAGTTCTGCAGATGGCACCTATGGCTTCTCCAAGAGACGTGCATACACTGTGTTCATTCTCTCTGCATACGAGTACGACAACATGCAGAGCAGACAAGAGGAACTGGAACTGTGCAGAGAGCTGTTCCACCAGTTTGTCAGCAGAATAATCCGTGACAAATATACGTATGAGGAGAAGATGATGTACTTCGATACTCACTCCATTCCTAACCAGGAGATAGGACGCTACTACATGTCTGGCATGACAGGGCTGCACTTCACCCTCTACGTTCAGGAACCCATAGACCTCATATATGACAATGAGCAGTGGACGTGAGATAAAAAGACCCGTTACTGAAGATGATGTCAGGAAATGGGAAGAGGGCTGGGCTGAGATGATGGTCACCATCTGGAGAGAGAATATACTGCGACTCGGAATCTTCGACACGGGCAAGCTGTACGACTCCTTTTCGCACAGCATCCATAACACCTCAGGACAGATTACCATAGCACACGAGTTTATGCAATATGGCATATACGTGGCACGTGGAGTAGGCAGGGGCTATCGACGAGGCAACAGCGGAAAGGATGACGAGAACGGACTGCGGTTCCTCGGCAAAGCTTACCGAAAGGCACACAAGATGGGGCAGCCGAGAAAGAAACGCGACTGGTTCTCCAGACGCTATCTCAGCTCCATCAAGGTGCTGGCAAGGGTGGAAAGAGACCTGTACGGAGAAGCTTTCATGGGTAATCTCTCCAACGTGGTGCAGGCAATGTTCGGCAACAGCAACGGAAGAACTATAGACCAGACGCTGAAAGGCTTCTGAGTATTTTCGTGGACGTTATTACTAATCTAACTTTGCAACAAGACTTTTAATTTTTACTCAATATGGCAGAATCTAAAGAAACCGTACTCGGCATTATCCAGAACATCAATAATGCCACAGAACCAGGCAGCGTCACCAACAGGATGGTTGCCGTAGTGCTCAACTATCTGGCAGAATCCCTGCTGACAGGAGAAACAATAGAGGAATTGAACAACCTGAAGAACAGGATGTCAACTGCAGAAGGTAGGCTGGACAACCTCGGCATTACCGACATCAGGAATGCGATTGCACAACTGCAGCAGGATTTGCAGTCGGAAAGTTCTTCACGCTCCAGTTCTGATAGTACAATCACTGATAAGATTACAGCACTCGAGAACTCACTTAACACCCTTCTCGAAGGCGACGTAACCAGTGCTATTGAATCTTTCCAGGAAGTCTTGAACTTCCTGAGTGGCATTACTGATGACGAACTTCTTGTCAGGAAACTCTCAGATATCAATGACAGCCTGCAAGGACTTTCTACTCGTATAGCAGCATTGGAGGCATCAGGCAGCGTAGGCACACAAAAAATTGCCAATGGTGCCGTTACAGGTGAAAAGATAGCATCTTCATCAATAGAGATGCATCATCTTTCCCCTAACCTTCAGAAAGTGCTTGCAGACGCGAAAGACGTTATCATGGTGGACTTCTGGACCAGCGAGACAATCGCCATGATGAAGGATTCGATAGACCGTAAAGGACAATATCTCTACCAGACTGAGGAAAAAAGACTCTATGTTAGCGCGATGAATGATGAACTCCAGTTTGTATTCACAGGCGCAAATCTCTCAGATAGTACCATATACATAGACCGCGAGAACGGCAGACCTTACATCTGGAAAGATGATGCCATGGTGGCAATAGCACCAGCTCCTGCACCTGCCAGCATCTTCAACGCTACTACGGAGGTTCCCATCAGCGGCTTCTATGTTCTGGTTGACGATGACAACAAGAAAATATCTGCTGTCCATGCTGCATGGGAGAAGGAAAAGGCTGTATCTGGTCTTATTATCAGCTTCGAGATATCTGCAGGCATCTGGAAGACATACCAGTATATCGGAAAGACCGTTACAGAAAGCAACTGGATAAAGGCTGAGAACTGGAAGGACTTCGGTTCTCTTGCTGCAGGCTCGGAGCCTTACATCATCATCGACAGTCTCATAGGCAGACCTGAGGTGGGACAGTATTACACTCTGGCCACTGCAGTACAAGCTCTTCTTGCGTATCAGAATACAACCAAGGTGACCTACGCCAAGAAAGGACTCATCATCAGTTACGGAACTGGCGAGAATGTCATGGAGACAAAGCAGTTCCAAGGAGAGGTAGCAGATTTCGGAGAGGTTGGACTGTGGAAAGACTTCGGAGGTGGCGGAAGTGATGTCGAGACATCTGATAGTCCCGAGTCTGGAGGTAAGAAGGCTCTTTCTACAGGAGGTGCCTACGCGCACATCCCTGTCACAGCAATACAGGTAGAGAGTGAAGACGACACGAAGATTGCCTTCCGTCTTGCTAATGCTGACGGAGAACCAGTCGGAGAACCTTTCTTCCTTCCTAAGGGTGGAGGTGGTTCTGCCTCTAACAAGATATTCTCCATCAATTTCCAGAAGTCACCATTCTACGCAGCAGCTGGAGGGCAATTCGTTGTCAAGGCTTCCATACGCTCTGTGGTAACTGAGGGCAGCAGTGAGACAAGTGAGACCATAGAGCGTATCGACATCATTGACAGGGACAGTGCGCAGATTCTCTACACGAATACTAACGTGAACAAGGCTTCTTCTGCATCGGCACAGGACTATTCTTTCTCTTTCGACCTGTCAGGTTTCTTCAATTCTCCAGCAAGCAGAAGACTACAGATGATAGCGTATGACACCGCTGGAGAGAAAACGACCAGGACACTTAACATTGTGGCTGTTGACGTCACCGTGGAAAGTACGCAGGTGCTGAACTACAATGCTTCAAGTGTCGTATTCACAACGGACTCCGTTAAATCTCTGCCTATGTATAAGTTCCCGAACAACCAGGGAGCGGAGGGTATCAATGCTAAAGTGGAGATATTCATCAGCGGAGAGTGGAAGACACTGGGAACGGCAGACATCCGTGATACTTATTCACACAATATAACGGTAAACCCTGCAGACGCTGCAGGGGAAGTCCTAACACATGGAGCCTACCCTATACGCATACAGGGTACGGACAACGCCAGCGGCGTAAAGGGCAACACTATATACTCTACGCTGATGGTGATAAATCCTGACAGCGATGTGCCTGTAGTGGCTTTGCGATACAATGATACTGGCAATGGAAGCGTCAGGCTGTATGACAGCATACAAATGGAAGTGGCTGCATACAACCGACAGAGCAACGAGACAAACGTGCAACTGAAGGAAAACAGCAGGGATATTGCAAGTTTTATCGTGGCAAGGAACAAGAAAGAGACTGCCACAATACAGATAAACAACGTCACAGACGGGACACAACTGATATATAAGGCTGTCAGTGGCAGCGCGGAGAGTGGAGCCATAACTGTCACCGTCAATGGAAGTGCTATCGACGCAGCCATGACGGAAGGAGCTGCTTTCAGCTTCGACTTCGCGAACAGAACCAACAGCGAAAGCGGTGACCATGCTATCGAGAGCAACGACTTCAGGATTACAGTCAACGGAGCCAATTACTCCAGTAACGGCTTCCAGAACTTCCTCGGTGCGAACGCTCTTGCCATCAAGGAGAATGTGACTGCGGAAATGAACCATGCTCCTTTTTCTACATCCGGAATAGAAAACAGCGGATATGCATTACTCTTCCAGTTCGCGACTGAAAACGTGATTGACAATGATGCACACCTCATGGAATGTTACGACCCTCTGAGCGGCGCAGGTTTCTATGTTACTGGTGGTGAGGTGGTGATATGTTGCAAGAACGGCAACAGGCCCGTTGTAAAGCGCAGTTATCCGCAAGGAGAGAAGATTACTGTAGGCATCGTGGTTGAACCAGGCTCTAAATATGTGGAGAAGGACGGCACACGCTACTCACTGATGAAACTCTTCCTGAATGGTGAAGAGGCTGGATGTCTCGGCTACGTTCCTGCTGGCAGCAATCTGATACAAGCAAACAACATAAGATTTGACGGAACGAAGGGTGCCCTCTATCTGTATTACATGATAGGATGGATGCAAGCCATCGAATGGATGCAGGAATTTTATAACTACCTGGTCAAACTGGTCGATACACAGGTGATGATAGAGGAATTCCAGTTTGAGGACGTATGGGAAGGCAATACCGTCAATGGTCCTTCTCTGAACAAACTTGCTTCGAGGGGTATGCCGTATCTCATAGAACAGCCTTTTAACGGAAGCAATATTGCTGCTCTGGATAACACCACGTCAACGAAGGACAGCATCTTCATCACGCTCGTTTACCGTGACCCTCAGCGTCCGTGGCGCGACTTTATAGCCTATAACGTAAGAAGGAGAAACCAGGGTACCACCTCGGCCAAGCGTCCTATAAAGAATGCAAGGTATAACCTGGGGAAGAAAAGCAAGAATGACGCTAATACCACATACGTAGTGGACGGCATCACATACGGCAACGTGTGTCTGATCAAGCCTCTCCATACAAGAGAGGAAATCATGGAAATGGGATACGACGGAGCTTTGTGGGATGAAGCAAGCAAGCTGATGGCGAATAACAAAATCCGCGTAGGAGAGAATACAATACCCGTCGATGTCATAACCGTCAAGGTGGACTTCTCAGACAGTACAAATGCCAATGACTGCGGCGCTTGCAATATGATGAACGCCACATACAGAGCATTGGGACCTCAGTTCATGACTCCAGCACAGCGATTCTACGATGGCACATATAGCATCGGCTCTGGTGACAATGCCGTGAACCTGACAGGACTGCTGCTGAACCACTCAACGGCAAATCATCCTATTGCCATGTTCAGAGACCCTGACGGAACTGGTGCTAATATGTATTTCCATGCTAAAGGTAACTGGAAAGAGGATAAGGGAGAGCAGGTGGCACTCGGTTTCAAGGATACTCCAGGATATAATAAGGGATGTCTGAACTATCAGGATGGAGATTTCGTAGAATACTTCGGCACACGCAATGAGACACTTGACCAGCTCGAGGCAAGATTTAAGCAATCACAGGACCTTGATACTGCCAAGGTGTATCTCCTGAGTCTGTATTGCGGAAGCAGCTACCGCTTCATGAGATACAGCAACGGCCAGTGGGTGAACACCACAGGAACAATGAAGATGGTGGCAGGAAAATGGACAATAACTGGTGACGTGCTCAACCCTGTTGACGGATACGAACTCCTCGCATATACTGGCATGGACTGGTTTATGGGAGTGTCGAGCATCGATGACATGATGGCTCCAGTCAGCGATTCTGCTGCATGGGTGCAGAAACTGGTGGCAAGCGGAGATGTAAGCGCTACGACATTCCCCGCCTGGACACAGTATTTCGAATGTATGATTGACAACGACCAGCTGCAGATAGACCTCGCAATGGGTAGGAAAGTACCATACAACCTTTATGCTTTCCTGAGGTTCTGTAATTCCTGCGACTATTCAAAAGTAGAAGATTACAAGAATATCTGGCGTGACAATCTCAGATACTTCGCTAATCCAAGGTCTCTCTTCACTTACAATGGCTTCACCGACTACCTCGCAGCAGTTGACCAGCAGGCTAAGAATATGCAACCGATGTTCTTCCTCGATGAGGGACAGAGTGTAGAGAATGGTGTATATAAGTGCAGTTGGAAAAATGTGACATTCAGCGGATACGAACCTGCACTGATAATGTATCCTAACAAGATATATGATGCAGATTGCCTGAACGGAAAAGAAAACGAAGGCGATGCTGGAGTAGATTCCGAGGTGGACCCGAACAAACCGAGCGATGAAAATACTGGGTATTCCAATCCTTACGCCGGATGGGGTTCTGTCTTGTGGAACAACATATACCGACAACCAACGGTAATTGATGCTGCAGGGGCTGAAATAAGCATGCAGACCGTAGCTGCTGCTATGCGCGCAACACAGGCGACGGTAAACGGCAAGACACTGGCTCCGTTCTCGCCAGAAGGTGCTATGCACTTCTTCATGGAAGAAATCTGCCACAGATGGCAGAAGACTGTGTCGTCATTCGACGGCGAAAGGAAATTCATACAGCACACCCCTACTGCTGATGCTGTTTATTTCTATGCTTTACACGGTCTGCGCCTGACATCTATCCCAAGTTTCATACAGAAGCGCTTCAGAATAAGAGATGGCTTCTACAAGACAGGATTGTTCTTTACAAGTGTATTCACTGCACGAATCAATGCAGGTGCTGACGCAGCTATTACCATCAAAGCTGCTAAGACGGGATACTTCGGGCTTGGTATAGACAGCAGCGGCGACCTGAAGGAAAGTGTATATCTGGAGGCTGGACAGTCGCATAGCTTCACCAAGTTCCAGCGGACGGACGGAACGAGTATAGAAGGCGCACTGTTATACATCTACCAGTGTGACAGAATTGCGGAGATAGACTTCAATGAAGTAAGCCTGTCAGATACTGCGGACTTCAGAGTATTCACCCTTGCAGAAAAAATCGTAGTAGGAGACACTGGACACAAAACAATGCCTATTGGAGCGTATGCTGCCCTGAGTACGTTGGACATGGGAAGCATGCCGTTCCTGAAGGAACTGGTATTGCGCGATACTGTCATCACTCACGTCGATGCAAGCAAATGTCCACGACTGGAGAAACTGCTTGCCTCTGGCTCAAGGCTGCAAAGCGTGGCTTTCGCGGAGACATCACCTGTTTCCGTAGTGGAGCTGCCAGATACAGTGACAGAGCTGAAGATGGTAAACTTGCCTGTACTGACATACAACGACAACGATGGACTGACCTTTGAAGGTATGGCAAACATCAACAGGCTGCATATCGACGGATGCCCAGCACTCGACGGAAAAAAACTTCTCACTGATGCCATAAGCGCAGGAGCAAGCATAACCAGGATCAGACTGGCTCGTATCGATATGGAAGGCAGCAGTTCAATACTATCTTCTCTTATGGAAAACAGAGTGATTGGACTGGATGCCGACGGAGTGGCGTATGATGAAAGCGGACAATGTAGCGGTCTCACAGGAACATGGACTATGACGAACCTCATAGAAGATGATGAACTGGAAGCACTGCAACAGTATTTCCCTCTGCTCGATATCTATAACGTGCAATATACGATGATAGAAATTGATGACACTGACGAATATGACGGTAACATCAAGAATCTGGAGAATGGGACAAAGGACGGCATAGGTAACGGATACCAGCCAAGCGGACATATCACCAGACTGCAAAGTATGCTGCACGTGTATAAAGGTACATACCTCGGGCAAGGGAGAATGAAGCTGGAGCAGATCAGCGACAGAAATATGTATGAACTTGCCAATGGGGAAGCGTATGACCCTACAGATGCTGCAGGAGAGGGTTATGACAACTTCCTCGGAGTACCGCACTATTGGTACAAAGGCATCAATGACCATCTGGCACAGAAGAAATATTATATACTGTCAACCCTGCAGCAGATGCCAAGAAGCACAGCCAAGAACACAAACCGCAGTGTTATCAGCAAAATATTGTTGCAGGGATTGGCAGCCGTACGCATGGGTGACTTCAGCGTTGGTGACAAGTTCACTAAAGAAAAGCTGTTCTCCTCCACCACGTCAAATGTCTATCGACATGACGTAAGAGGAATGAAGCAGGTACGCTTCCCCTCTGTCAGCAGTTCCACTACTGGATGTTTGTTCCTGGATGAAAACGATTTGGTCATAAAGGTTCAGAAGACAGAGGTGACACACGCACAGAATGACTACATCGATGGGGAATATCTGTTTGTTCCTGTTCCTGAGGGTGCTGCATCCTTCATCTTTACTGCCGCAAGAGACATCGATGATGTAGAGTGTATCGCTGTCGATAGCGACAAGCTCGAAGCAATAGAGCCGGACTGGGTAGAACATAACTTTGAGTTATGCGCCGTAGAAAAAGGATCGGTGGACAGGCTCGTACGCTTCAGAGGCATATCCGGAGCAACACCGAAAGTAGGCACAGGAACCTCTACTACATCAGGACACTGGGAGTATGACGAAAACGGAGACCTGACAGTGGGGGCACCTTCTTCAGTCACCGCACTGAACTACACATGCAAAGACCTGCTAAATCTGGCACGATGCCGTGGAGAAGGATATTTTGCTATAGACTATGAGATGGCAAAGGATATTTCAAATATCTGGATAGCCATACATGGAAGAAGAAACTCCCAAGCAGTAAACGGAGTAGGTGTTGCCCCCAATGTCATCGGACAGACAACTGGCGCAACATTGAACGCACAATACCCATCACCATTCAGAGAGACGACATCAGGAAGAGTGCGCACAATGGGATTGGAAGACTGGTGGGCACACATAGCGGAATGGATGGATGGTGTTGCCGTCAATGTGCCGAGCTGGAAAGCATTCTACAAAAACCATTGCATCGCTCCAAGCGGAAGCCCTGTTAACGGCATCTGGCACATCTGTATGCCTGACGGAACAGAAAGAAGCGTGCGCGGACTCAATACAAATTTGTCTAATGGTGCGGAAGTCGCACGTATGCGCTGGGGACGTTACTGTGACCTGATTCCAAGCAGAGTGGTAACGAATAATAACTTTAACACTTTCTATTGCGACGGTTTTTGGTATCAGATGCTTACCGGGCGTTGTGTGCTTCGCTCTGGCGGCCACTCGCACCCGGTCAGCGGCATCGCATACGTCAACGCGAATAACGATGCTGCGTACTCGAGCACCGGCGTCGGCTCTCGGCTTGCCTTCAGAGGCGAAATCGAGTTCGTTGAGTAGCAAGCGGAAAAGCGTCAGAGTGAGAGCCTATTATTAGGCTGCTCACTCTCCGCATAGCCGCGTTAGCGGCTCGATTTTTTTTATTTTTTACAAATAACACATGCCTTTTTGAAGAAAAATGTGTATCTTTGCAATCGCTTATAAATAGCAGGCGGATGGTCCCCGAGGGCGTTGTGTGCTTCGCTCTGGCAACAACTCGAACCCGAACAACGGCATCGCATACGTCAACGCGAATAACGATGCTGCGAACTCGAACACCGGCAACGGCTCTCGGCTTACCAGCAAGATACATCTAATTTAATCGCTCCTATACAAAAGTGTCGAGAACACTGAATGCAAGGGCGAGGGACCTGAACCTCGGCAACCCTGCTTCATGCAGAAAGCGGAAAAATAACTTAGTGTCCTGAAGGCATGGACGAGAAAATCATCTTTCCTCTTGACAATCTGATTCCCGAAATTGTCAGCGAGAAGAACATGAACGAGAGCTTTGACTATGTCATCAGCCATCTCGAACATAGCGACCAAAGGGAAACATACCGTCCCCTGAAGACGGCAATAGTGGAGAGCCTACGGCGAGAAATCGGTGCAGGTTCTTTTCGCATAAACAGGGAGGATGTCAGAGACCTGGAAGTGATGGAGGGCGAGAAGCTTAGAAAAGTACAGGCTCCGAAAGTTACCAAACGTGTAGGAATACACGCTATCATAGTCATTGTAGAGAAATACACCTACACCACTCTGATAAAGAATACGGCTGCTTCCATAAAAGGAAGAGGTATGCACTGGCTGCATCACATCGTGGAAGAGGACATAGCCGATGCCCCAGAACTAACCAGATTCTATTATCAGGATGACATCAGCAAGTATTATAACAATATCAGGCACGATATCATGAAAACCATAATAAGGCAATACATCAGCGATGACGTATTACTGCCTATACTGGACTGCTTCATTGACCTGATGCCTGAGGGAATATCGAAGGGACTGCGTTCATCACAATGCTACTCTAACTTGTACCTGAACGATGTGGATCACGAAATGCTGAAGCACGTGGCCAAGTACGACACAGGAAAAGAAATGCGATATCTATATTACCGGTACTGTGATGACGTGGTGATGTTTGCCGCAACGAAAAAAGAACTGTGGCGGCTGAGAAAGATTTATGTCACGGAAATAGAGAAACTGGGGCTGAAGGTAAAGCGGTCTGAAGCAGTCAGGCCTTTAGAAGAGGGACTTGACTTCCTCGGATATGTGCACTTCGGCACTCACTCACTCCTGCGAAAGAGAACGAAAAAGAAGGCTGCACGAAAACTGGCTAAAGTTAAATCCAGAAAGAGAAGGCAGGAGATAATAGGCGCATTTAAGGGTATGGCGTGCCATGCCGATTGTAAGAACCTCTACTATAAACTAACACATCAGAAAATGAAAAAATTTAGTGAAATGGGTGTAAGCTATACACCTGCAGACGGAAAGAAACGCTTTCCTGGCAAAACTGTAAGATTAGGCAGCATAAGCAATATGCCTATCGAAATCCACGACTTCGAGACTGGCATTAAAACTTCACAAGGGGAAGACAGATATATTGTAAGCTTTAGGAATATACAGACGCAGGAATGGGGCAAGTTCTTCACTGCATCAGAGGAAATGAAGAATATCCTCGACCAGATAAGCAACATGGAAGGTGGCTTTCCGTTTGAGACCGTAATAAAAAGTGAACTGTTTGACGGAAACAAAACGAAATATACTTTCACATAAGCCCGTATTTTCATAGATATACCTTTTGCCGTAAATTTGCATCAAATAAAATTTACGACAATGGAAAAGATTTACGGTGCAACTGAAAGATACGACGGCATCCAGCAAATAGGACGCAGACGTTGGGAACTGTTTTACGGATTCGGGAAAGAGGGTGATGAAACCTACCAGTGGCGACAGACCATAGAATACAAGCCCACTCTGCAGGAAATCAAGGATATCATCACAAACCTGATAAATACCGAGACACAGAGAAAGATTCTGGAAGGTATGCAGTACAGGGGGAAAATCGTCTGGCTTTCTCCTGAGAACCAGCGCAACATAGCATTTGCCTATGCGCTGGCGAAAGGCGGTGACATAGACACTATGCCAACTCTGAAGCTCGGTACCGATGAGGACTACGAAATGTATCAGTTCAGGGAGGCTGAAGAAATAATTGCTTTTGCAAAGGAGGTGGAAGCGCACATCGGAAAGTGCATCAGCGACGGAAGACAAGAGAGAGAAGCCATCGACTGGAGTAAATATACATTATAATAATATATGCGGTTCGGGGGAGAATACCCTGAACCGCTTTGTATTTTCAAAGATACAGGAAACAATCTACCTTTGCGGAAAAAAGAAAATGAAAAAGTTATTCTACATCATTACTTTTATTATAGCCACGATGTGGTTATTGACAGGCACGTCATGCAGTCATAAGACTCTACAGTCAGTCGCATGGAAAGACTCCGTCAGCATCAGCGTAAGGACTGACACTGTAACTAAGACTAATGTAGTCACCCAGAAAGTGACAGAGTACAGAGATAGGTGGAACGACCGCTACGTGGTGGTCACTACTGCAGGTGATACCGTTAAGGACTACCGAGAAAAGATTGTCTATATGGAAAAAGAAAGTTACCTGAGGGACAGCGTGGCACTCTATAAGGCAAGACTGGACTCCTTGATGGATACAATCAAACAGGGAGAACAAGAAACTATCACTAAAGAACCACCATTTTGGATGAACTGGAGGTTTCTTGCCTGTTTGGTAGCAATCATTTTTGTAGCATTCTTAATTGCAAGAAAACTATGGTGGAGGTAATGGATAAAACGCTTAGCATAATAGGACTACCTAAACTATGGAACTTCCTTTTATGCACGACATTGGCAGCCGTAACGCCAACCGTCCCATTCGTTACTGCAGTGGTAGTAGCCGCATTCTTCAACGTCTGGTGCGGAATGCGAGCTGACGGAGTTGTAAATATAAGATGTAAGAATTTCTCCTGGAGAAAGTTCGTCTATGCGCTGATGGAACTCATAGCGTTCCTCTTCGTCATTGAGACTATTGCCATGGTGTGCCACTCCATGGGCGACATCGAAGTTAAACAATATGCCTGCAAGACGGCAGCATATCTTATCATATACTGCTACCTTGATAATGGGATGAAGAACCTGTGCAAGGCATATCCCAAGACAAGAGGACTCTGGTACATATACCTATTTGTCCACTTGGATTTCAAAAGGCTCCTGCGCATCAACGACCTCATGGCTATATATGACGAACACTCAAAAAATCAAGAAAATGAAAATAACAAAAGAGCAAATGAAGGCTATAATGCCTAATATCGAGGCGAATATTAAGGCAAACCCTAACTTTAAGGGGTACACCCTCGATGATATCGTTGTGTATCTTAACAGGTACGCAGAAAAGTTCGGCATCACCACACCAGCAAGATGGGCGCACTATCTTGCGCAGATAGCACATGAGAGTGCGGAGATGCGCTACACAAAGGAGATTGCCTCTGGTGCTGCCTATGACACTGGCAGACTCGCGCAGCGTCTTGGCAATACCCCACAAGCTGACGGCGACGGACAGAGATACAAAGGCAGGGGATTGATACAAATCACGGGCAGAGCGAACTATGAAGCCTACAAGAAAAACTGTGGCTTCGATGTAGTGAATTACCCTGACCTTTTATGCCAGCCTGTAGGAGCTATCAAATCCTCCATGTGGTTCTGGAAGACACACGGACTTAACCAGCTCGCAGACAAAGATTTCTTCATGGAGATTACCAAGAAAATCAACGGCGGCACCAACGGTCTGACAGCACGAAGAAAATACCTAATCAGGGCAAAGCAGACGCTGGAGAACTAAAAGAGTTTTTCTGTATTTGTAAAAAAAAGTCTTCTTTTTCTTGCAAATTACAAAAATTATTACTAAATTTGTAACAGAAACAAGAAAAGGAGGAAACGATATGCTTGGAATACTATCTACCATAATGGCTTTATACGGAGTAGGAATGGCAGGAGGAGCAACCGCCTATGCTGTTGGTAGTAGTTTGAAATCGTCTGCAAGCAATAAAGAATCTGCCCTTGTCAAAATCTTTCCACGAAACAAAAAGTCACCTGCAGGGGAAGCCGAACTGAGATATTCCTTCTATTACGAGACTGACAAGAAATATACTGCGAGCGTGGTTTGCAAGAAACTTAAAGCAACCAAATTTATAATAGAAGATACTATGAGCAGTATGGAAGAAAGAATAGAAGAAGTTTTCGCAGACTTCGATAAACGGGCAGCCGAAATATAAGTGTTTTCAAAAACAATAGCTAATCGGTATATTTGCACAAAAAATGTAAATATACCGATTTTTTTTATGGCACATAACGAGGAAAGATTTCTTGCAACCATAGAAATCAACAACGAAAAGGCAAAGTCCAAAATACAGGAATTAGAGAACGAGCGACAGAAGTATATCAACGAACTGTTGCAACTAAGAAAGAAAGAGTCCAAAGCCACAGAAGCTCAAATAAGGCAGGTAGAAAACAGTCTGAAGGATACTACCAAAGCCCTTAATGAGCAACGCAAATATGCAAAGGCTCTTGACAACGTGTTGACACCGCTTGCTGAGAAAACATACTACGATTTACGTAAGGAAGTGAAAACTCTCAGTCAGATCATGCGCGATGGCACGGTAAAAAAAGGCACAAAAGAATGGGAACAATATGCGGAGCGCATCAAGATGGCAAAGAAGGAGATGCGCGAATACACCGAGGCGACCAAGGAGCACCAGTCAATTTTCAGTCGTTTCATCAATTTCCTTAATACAAACTGGGGAGCGTTCACGCAAATCATTGGTACTGCCACAGGTCTGACAGTCACTGCACGCAAGGCAGTTCAGGCGTATGCGGAAATAGAGGAGGAAATGGCCAATGTGCAGAAATACACAGGCATGACCGATGAAAAAATCCGTGAGCTGAACGAGGACCTCAAAAAGATGGACACTCGCACATCAAGAGAAGAGTTAAATAAACTCGCTGGAGAAGCAGGACGTCTGGGTATCCAAGGCAAGGATGCCATACTGGAGTTCGTCGATGCTGCTGACAAAATAAGTGTAGCACTTGGTGACGATCTCGGGGAGAATGCCGTGCGTGATATCGGCAAACTGGCACAAACATTTGGAGATGCTGATGACATGGGACTAAGAGGTGCCATGTTGTCAACAGGTTCCGCAGTAAACGAACTCGCACAGTCATCAAGTGCAGCTGCTGGATACATAGTAGATTTCACGGCCAAGATAGCTGGTTCGGCTAATCAGGCAGGAATAGCACAAACGCAAGTTATGGGATATGCCTCAGTGCTTGACCAGAACATGCAGCACATGGAAACAGCCAGCACGGCACTCTCCCAGCTCATCACAAAGATATATCAGGACCCGGCAAAGTTTGCAAAACTCGCTGGACAGGATATAAAGGAATTCACGGACCTGCTGAGCACAGATGCTAATGCTGCATTGCTGAAGTTCCTTGAAGCTATGCAGCAAAAAGGCGGTTTTGAAAGCCTTGCACCAATGTTTTCAGAAATGGGGCTCTCTGGCACCAGAGCCGTCGGTGTTCTCTCTACTCTTGCTACTAACCTTGAAAACATAAAGGTGCAGCAGGAGATAGCAGCAAAGGCTTTTAAGGATGGTACTTCCGTTCTCAACGAATTTGACAGAATGAATGATACAGTACAAGCTGGCATCGACAAGGCAAAGAAAGCTTTCCACGAGATATTCGTGGAATTGGGTTACAATCTCCAACCCGTAATAAAATACACAATCTCCACCACCGGAATAATAGTCAACGTGCTCGTAGCACTCATCAATGTAGTCAAGAACTGCCGTGTGACACTGATTGCCGCTACCGTTGCGCTGGCTGCATGGAATGCGGCTGCCATAAAAGCTATGGTCATCGAGAAAGTGACAAATGCACTGAAGGCGTGCCGTGCGGCATTCATAGCTCTGACTACAGCCATGAAAATTAACCCATGGGTTGCACTCGCGAGTGTAATCGCAACGGTAGGAGCTGCTATCATCGAATTCAAGAACCGAGAAAGAGAGGCTGCAAAAACAAGTGATGAATTGAGTGCTGCAGCACAGAGGCAGAAGAACGCACAGGAGAAGGTCGGCAAAGCTTCTGAAAATCTTGTCGGCAAATACAGGAGCCTTCAGGAACAATGGAAAAGGTTATCTTCAGAACACCAGAAAATTCAATGGATTAAAAAGAACCAAAGCGCATTCTCGGAACTCAATCTTACGATAATCTCTGTCCATGATGCTGAAATGAAGTTGGTAAGAGATTCAAAAAAGGTCATTGAAGCTTTGAAAGCAACAGCAGAAGCTGCTGCCTTCCAAACGATGCTTCAAGAATCCACAGAAAAATTATTGAATTGGCAGAGAACAACGAATGGTAAGGTAAAGTATAAAAAAGTAGGCAATAAAACATATGAAGACCTTTCTGAAGATGAATTAAAAGCAATCATGGATGACCGAAAGGCTAATGCAGCGAAGCGTGCTGCGAAAGGTCTGCATATTGATGAAAGGACTCTTACACAAGAAGAAATAAACAAGGTTACGGGTATGCGTATAGCTGCCGCACGTAAGACATATCAACAAGAAAGAAAACTACTTCAAGACAATATAGATTATTATGCCGATGCAATGTCTAAAGCAGCCGGGAAAATCAACGCTGCTGAAGATAAAGGAACAATATCAACCAACAGTCCTGGTGCTTCTGGAGGTAAATCCCAAAACAATACAACCGATGACCCAATAAAGAAACAGGAACAGAACTTGAAAACAATATATGACCGTGAAAGCCTGTTAAGGAAGCAGGCTTACGCTCAAGACGTCGTAGATGCTAATCTCACTAACGAGGAAAAGAAACAAGCAGAAGAGGACTACGAGCAGGATATGTATGAACTAAAGCAATCATACTATACCAAGGTACGTAACCTCTATGCAAAAGACAGTGCTGAATGGGTGGCATGGGAGGACAAGCGACTATCCGACCAGATGAACCATGACAGGAAGATTGCTGAAGAACAACAAAAGGCAATGGAGAAAGCTAATGCAGATGCAGAGAAACAGATGCAGGAAGCTCGCAAGCAGTATGGTGACCTCATGCAAGAAATAGCCCCTGTTTATGGCGATGATGAACTTGAAGCGCAAAAACTGCGTCTTGATGCTATCCAGAACATGATGAAAGATTTCCATGACAAGGGTATCATATCTGAAGAGGAATATCAGACAGCCCTCGATGCCATACGTGCAGCACATGCGGAAGTGCAAAAAGAGCAAACTGCACAACAGATAGAAAAGACACGTGAAGCTGTGGAGTTTGCACTTCAGCAGGTCGGAAACATCATAAGTGGTGTCAGTTCATACGTAAGTGCATGTTACCAGGCTGAGATAGCAGAAGTAACAGCACGTTATGATGCAGAGATTGAAGCGGCAAAAAAGGCAGGAAAAGATACTACGAAGCTGGAGAAGAAAAAGCAAAAAGAACTTAATCAGATTCAACTCCGACAGATTGACGCTGAGACGAACATGAGCATCGCAGAAGCACTGGTTAACACAGCTCTTGGTGTTACCATGGCACTAAGGCAAGGAGGTGGAATCTTCGGACCTATCCTTGCAGGTATAGTCACAGCGATGGGCATGTTACAGTTAGCCACAATACAGAAACAAGCAGAGGCAAAGAAAGCAGCTTTAAGCAATGGCTATTACGAAGGTGGTTTCACTGGCGGAAACAACTATCATCGTGAAGCCGGCGTAGTTCATGAAGGAGAATTCGTTGCCAACCATCAGGCTGTGAACAACAAGAATATCGCTCCTGTCCTCTCCCTGATAGACCAGGCACAACGCAGCAACAAGGTTGCCTCACTTAAAGCTGAGGACGTGACTAACGTAATGGGAGGACCTGCAGCTCAGGTGGTAGCTCCCATCGTCAACATACAGACGGACAACAGCGAGTTGCGCAGCACCATGTCGCTGATGAACCAGACAGTGCGCAAATTGTCCGACCAAATAGAGGAAGGCATAGAGACTAACCTCTCTGTGCAGGAATATGAAAAAAAAAGAAAGCATTACCTTAAACTCATAAGAGAATGATACAGATATTTCTTGACGGCAAAGAAGTTATCCCTGCAGCAGGGAAAAACATAAAAATGACAAAGGAAAACCCTTCTCTAACAGAGAAAGGAACATACTCCCTCGATATAGAGCTGCCACTTAACATTCTCGTCAACAGGCAAGTCTTTGGTCCGATAGGCAGGAGTGAGACAAGGAAGCAGAATACGCACTACAGCTGCACCATACGCAACCGTGCCACCATAATTTTTACAGGCGAGGCGAGGATAACGAAGGTTTCCGACCTTGCAGTTTCTGTGCAGGCAACGTCAGACAGAAACGTGGGACTGTCTGCAGACATAGCCAAAAAGTACATCGATGAGGTGTTTATAGGAGAAATATACTATGAAGCTATCTACGGCACAGAGACGGCATCTGGTACTGAATTTAGATTCTATCACAGATTATGGATTCCATACAACAACTACAACGGCAAAACACATGGAGCACCTTTAGTAAAAGGAGAAATTATTCCACCTCCACCTGACAATAAATTTCTTTACATGGCTTTTAATGATAGTAGTGCGCACATGAAAGTTGACGACATATACTACTGGAAGGCTACTGGCATGACTCAGAACGGTGAATACTTTGCGTCTGCAGATGGAAACTTCGTTTTCGTACCTGCATACAACGAAACGAAGAATGAGATGAAGAACGACTTCTTCTGGTGGCAGGTGGAGAAAGGCAAGAACAATTTCGAGTTCTACCAGGTCCCAGAGGTCGCACAGCCACGACTATTCTACATCATAGAGAAACTTTTCTACCAGTTAGGCTACGATGTGGACTTCTCTGAATATTCCGCTCCAATATATAAAAGCATCTATATTGCAAACGCACGCTCCACGCGCTACCCCAACTATATGCTGCCACACTGGACTGTTGCTGAACTACTGGAACAACTGAAGCTTTTTCTTCGTTGTGACATTATTGTTGACGAATACAAGGAAACTATAACATTTCACAGGCGAAGCGAGGATGAAGAAAAAGTGTCAGAGGTGGAGATAACGGAAAACTTTGATGCCGAGGTAAGCGACGAGGAAGCCAAAGAACTCGACAGCAAGTTTACGATAGCCTCCAATATCGGTTACGACCTTAGCGACTCACACGACTATGACCATGCAGACAGAAATCTGCTCATGATGTATAAGAAGAAGGACCTCGGCGTGGTTCATACAAGTGAATGGGAAAACTGGACAGAAGAGGAAAAAGCAAAATATCTGTACGAGAATGCGCATGGGGTGAGAGCCTGCTATAACAAGGATACAAAAAGAATAGTATATATTGACCAATTCAGGGATGTTGTAGTTAATGAGACTGAAGAATTACAAAAGTTGAAAATCTCACCCGTAGGTCTGCAGTATTTCGACTTCGAGGTAAAAAATGTATTCATAGAAAGAAGAGGTCCTGCAGGTCAGTATTCTCCAGTGCAGGAGAATACGATAGAGGCTGTCATGCTTACGATGACCGACGAAAGAGACAGTGGTACCGAAACTTCTGAAGACCTGTGGGCAGACATAAATAACGATGCACCTGAGAAGAGCGAGCCAGAAGACAGGCTTCAGGTGTTCTTTTTTACAGGACTACGAGCTGCTGGCCCCATACAATACGGATGGAGAGTAGTAAATATTGTTCTCGATGGTAACGGAGCCGTTTATTGGGAACCTGAAGGAGAGCAATACAGAATGATAGAAGTTCCTTGCGGATGGACTGACTACACATATAAAAATATGAAATACAACTCCACTCCCTATTCTTTATGTTTAGCGGAAATAGGAGACAGTTCATTAAAGAGAGTAGCTACCTATGGAGAGAATACACAGAAAACACTTGATTTCCGCACGCAGCACACCTTCCAGTTCATCGCTGACACTCCACCAGATGTAGAAAATGTTTTCCTCATTCGAGGCAAGAAATATCTATGTGAAAAGATAGAATATGACATCAAGGAGGATGGAATAGACCCACTGATGACAGGCTACTTCTATGAGGTCATAGAATAGAAAACTACAGCTGCTACCCATAAAGTTTTCTACAGCCTGTCAGAACACTCCCTTATAGTTGAGTATAAGAGGGTTAGCCTCCTTGATGTCAAGAGGAGTATAAGTGTTTGTTATCAGCAGTGAAGAGTGGCGTGCCTGGTCTCTTACGCTGATGGGATCAGTATTGGCACGTAGCATATTCGTAATGCCTGTATCCTTTAGACTGTAGAACTTATATTCGGCAGGCAGCTTCAGGTTACGTCTTACGTGGTAGTTCCAGTAATCGCGGAACTGTTTGCTGTCGTGCCATTCCTTTCCTGGCATACAGTGTTCAGAGAACAGATAATAGTTCCCTGGATAGTCAAAGATAGACAATTCTATCATGAGCTTTACGATATGGTCTGGCAGAGTCAACACTGCATCGTGGCGGTTCTTGGTCTGGTCGCCATGCAGTATGAGAGTCTTTTTCTCGATATGGAAGTCGCTTAGTCTGAGCAAGGACATTTCGTGAGGACGCACGAACATATAATGCAGAATATAGCAGGCAAGCAAGAAATGTTTGTTTTTGCCCTCCAGGAAAGTGCGTATAGCGATAAGAGACTTTTCTGGGATTACAGTTCGATTCTTGGAGCGCGAACGTCTTATGGTCTGCAGTCCTACTGTAGGATCATCGTGAACATATCGACGCGCACGCATCCACCCGAAGAATGTCCTGAGCCATGAGATGTAATTGTTATAAGTCTGGACGGAATTGTTACGCTCTATCAGTATGTAATCCATGAACTTCGACAGCACCATTTCGTCCACCTGATACGGATAGAACACCTTGAATTCCTTCATTCCCTTCCATTCCTCCAGAATCTTCAGGCGAGAGAGGTAATCGCGCACTGTCTCCTCCCTGAAGTTGGAATCGTTATGCAGTTTGATAACATACTGCCTATAGAGTGTGCACACCTCAGACCATGTCAGAAACTGAGCCCCTGCTTTTGCTTCCACCCATGGGTTCCATCCTCTCATAAGCTTCTGTGTCAGTTCCTCGATGAGGGTATGAGCATAGGAGTTACGAGTGCGCACGCTCTTTATGTGGTCGAGCATAATCTTTTTACGATGAAGTTTGCCAAGAGCAGGATCAAAAGAAAGGAAATCAATATAGTTCTCCTTTCCCTTATGATAGACAGGAGGAGTCCACGTTCTTCCGTTAGAAGAACAGCTTACCGCATTAAAAAGAAACTTTTTTTTATCCAT